CGCCCTGGACAGCAGCCCTCTCGATCATATCGATGTTGTTGCTGGTGCCGATGCGCGACAGCCCCTTTAGCGTGGCCGTCACATCCGATTGCTCGCCATGCATGTGCTTCGACATCTCATGCGCCTGCATGAGGTTCCCGCGCCCAGCTGCGATGCATTTAACAAGCTGAGCAAAGCCGACCCCCGGCGGGCGGTCAGTTTGGGTCCTGATGGGCTGCGCGGGGACCCTGGCGGCGCTGTTGCTAGCAACCGCGGCGTTCCCACCGCCATTCGCCTTATAGCCATCCACCGGCTTTGCGGTTTCGGCCTGCAGCCGCTCGATTTTACGAAGGCGATTGAGATCGTCGTCGAGCGCCTTGACTTCGGTTTCGATGGTATCGAATTCCTCAGCCTCGGCGGCGTCGGTGCTCCGACCCTCTTCCATCGGAACCTGCATAATCGCGGCCATCCGCGCTTCTTTTGCGTAGCGCGTTGCCTCAAGAGCAGTGATCTGCTCAGAAACAGTCTTCATTTTCGAAATAACCTTTGGCTTTAATGTTGCGGATATGCCCGCAGCGCCGGGTCGATTTGAAATGACCGCAGATCTTTTATTTCCGAGCGCGGCTGCAGATCCTTGGTCTACGTTGACTCCCGGAGTTGTTCCGGAAGCATGCACGACATCGTTTCGCTTATCGCCTAACGCGGCGAGAGATTCTTGGTCTATGCTTCGAATCATTGTGATATCGCAAGACGCGTTGGCCGGAACTGTGACTCCGGATAATTCCAACCATGCCCAGCGCTTGAACTTCAGGCCGTCGCCGTCTTTAAGACGCTCATGTTCTAGGCTCTTGAAGCCTATCGAGAGGCCCTTAACCAAATTTAACTTGATGCTCTGCCAAGCAGTATCTAGTCTATCCTTTAGGGGGCCAGGCTCGTTAGTTTTTGCTAGCTGTATCTCTACTGCTATTCCGTTCTTTGATACTTTGGCCGACGTGACATGCCCTACAGGCCGTTCCGCGTCGTGCATCCACAAAAAAGGGAGCGGCAGTTTGAACACCGCTCCCTCTGGGTCTATTGAGTCGCCTACACGATCGACTTCTGGTGTTGTGGCGATCCCGTGAATAATTCTCTGTTCTTCATAAAGGGTCTTCGTCTCCAAAATCGAATATGCTCTGTGCATTATTATGCGCCTGTCTTTGCCTGCGCTTAATCCAGCCTCTTCTGGCCGCATCTGGCATATGTGCCACGCGCTGGTCTGAAAGTTTTATCCCGCTCTTCGAACTAATATATTGTCTTGCATGCGCCGCTGTATTACAGCGCTGTTCCGTTTTATTCGGGTCTAATCTGTATGGCCCTCGCTTAGAACCACGCTGGGCAGCGGCTTGATTGGCCCTATGCTCTGGCGTCGCCTTCCTGCCGGTAAGAGAGGCCGCGATTTTTGCTCGATGCTCTGGCGATTTTCGGCGAGTCCGCCGGCCTTCGTCCCACGCGACCTTCCCTGCCGCGCCAATTTTCCGCTTGTGCTCCTCGGAGAGCTTCCGCCCCTTCTTCGCAGCCGATATCTTTGCTATCACCTCAGCCGAAAGCTTGCGCCCTGTTACGCGAGCCGATATCGCGGCGCGATATTCCTCGCTCCGCGGGATTGCCAGTTTCTTGCCTGTGTGCGCCGCAGATATCTTTGCTTTTCTCTCTTCTGAGAGAAGCACGCCAAGCGTAGAGCCTGCTACCTTCGCTATATTATATTCTGGGTCGTACGCATCTATTGCGCGCTGTTCATAAAATAGCAGATCATCTTTCGCGCAAATTAGCAAAGTGCGGAATTCGAATGCATTGGCTCCATACTTGGCCCATGCAGCCGACAAATGCCCATTCCCATGACGTCTAGCACGCAGCGCGGAGAGATGGCCATTCATACGTGCCGTAAGTTTGACCGCGCTTCCTACGTACCGCTTACCATTAGCGGTATTTACAATCTCATAGATGCCTGTATTGAATCGCAAAGCCATTCTCGGGTGCTCCTACACTCGAATTGGTTAGGGTCGGGATGGCGTTTGCCCGCCATCTCGGCCCGCTCAAATATAATAGGGATCTCCCCTATTTACTCAACAAGATAACGGAGTGTCTTTGCCCGGCTGGGCCTAATTTTGAGGTCTGTCTGCCAGAAGTAGATAGGCGGTCTACACTAGGTCTCACGGAGATCTGGATTGCCGGCTCGGCTATGCCGAAGGCGCTCTTCCCGGCCATGTCATGCTGTTTCGCCATATAGGCGTCGAGCACGCGGCGAGCTGCTGCCCGCACATCGTCAGGGACGCCATCCATCTGCGGGAGGCGCCCTGCGGCATTGCGGATGCCATTTCCGATCGCTGTGAGCGCGCCGTTCTCGACGGTGGCGAAGGGGAGGTGGTAGCTGCCGCGCAGCTCGGGCTTCTCGGCGTCGTAAATCAGGAACCCGCGCCTGGCCTTCACGAAATCCGCGTTGTCGCCGCCGATCCCCGCCGCATCGAGCATCGAGGCGATAGCGCCGGATCGATCAAAAGCGACGCCGTCCTTTATCGGCAGGTCCCGCGCGGGACCGCACCGGAAATCTGCCATTTAATATAATCCTCATCAAAAATAATCGGCCGGAGATTTCTCCCCGGCCGACGACCGCCAATATACTTTTGGCCGCTGCTAATGAGCGGCGAGTATAAATTTGCTCGACACAGGATCGAGCATTATATTATGCTCTGATTGTCCGCGCGCTATATCGACGCGTGTAGTATGTAATTCAGTTTTCTGTGGTCTATCTCAGCGGCGCCGGGAGATAATCCGTATGCCGCGCGGGCCATACGAGTGCTTGGTGGTCTCGCCCGAGACCTCAAGTACACACTCGCCGGTTAATTCATCCGCAGTGACAATCCTACCCGGCACGTCATCGCAAGTATCGGTCCGGACGATCTTAAAACGTGCCTTCTCTTTGGCATCCTCGAACGCTTCTAATTTCATCGGGAGGTCCCTCTCGGGGGGCGACTCCCCGATGTTGCATCTAGCGATATGGAGGCGGCTGCGCGGGGGCTGTCGCAACCCCCATCATGGCCCCGTCTCCGGCGCCCATCATTGCGCCTAGGCCGCAGCCAACCGCCGCGACCGGCCCCATCCAGATTGTCACCATGGCGCCTACCGCGCAGCCCATAGCGGCCCCGCCGACGGCTCCCTGAACGCCGCGTTCCACCGGATCGTAAGTACCGACACAACCGGATAGGAAAGAGACGGCAAGCAACACCGAGATCAGCTTACGCATTTTGCCTCTTATTCAACTGCAGATATCGGGAAACCCCGGATTCTTGGGTCCCTAAGAATATCTATTCAACCGCCACGTTGATTGAAGCGCTGCCGCTCCCGACCCTTCTGGGGTTGCTATGTCGTATGGGGGCCATCTTGCCGACTGCGCGGTCGGTAGCGCAATACTTTGATGGATACGACGGACCCAGCTCGGCTCCAGCGGCAACCCGGTTAGCGCCAGATGGCGCTTATTACAGAAACACTACTGCGTTTGCAGTGTAATTTGGCGCGCTGTTCCGACGACATCGCTAAGCCCGGCGCCAGATGGGTTGACGATCACGTCTCTGCCCGACAGCGCAAACCGGCCGCCATCATTCCCGTAGGGCGGACCGAATGTGAGGCTTCCGGTAAACGGCGTGCCATCGCTCCACCGCGCATCCACATGGGCAACCACCGTTCCCGGCGCGGTCGTCCCCGCGATACTGGGTGCCAGCGGCACAAAGGTAATCGAGAGACTCAGCGGTGGCGGCGGCGGAGGTGGCGCTTGCATCTTCGGCGCGGCACACTTTGCATTCTTGTGGCCATTGCCTGAGCCGTTACACACCCAGCTCCATGGCCCCGCGCCGCTCACCGCGCCCGCAGAGCCCACCGCACAGAGATTGGCTGTCGGCACTGACGCCGTCGGCGCGCCGTTCGCCGAGCCGCAAGCGCCATTGGTCTTCCTTCCGGCCTCGGCCTGTTGCGCGACCAGCACAACCGCCAAAGCCACCCACACAATCGCGCGCATATCAAGCTCTCCTAGGAGGATCGGGATCATGCTCGCGATTCAGATCCTCACATCTCGCACGCCCGAGGGGCGGCCGATGAAGAACATCTGATATTCCGGCTCGCGCTCCGGCTCGCTCTCAGCGGTGGCCGACCCTACGGCCATCGCAAGCGCAACCAACGCATCAATGCGATTGACCGCCTTGCGCTTCGAAAACCAGAAATTCCCGAACGGATCGTTCTCCACCGCGGCTGACATCATCGCGGATATCAACACCGGGTTGCGCCGCAACCGGATGCGCCGCTCTAAAATCAGGCTTTCCAGGATCAGCTTCGACCCCGGCATCCATAGGCCGCTGTCCTTGCCCTTTTTCTTGCCGCCCTGCGGATGCTCGACCGTCGGAATGGTCAAGCCCAGCGCATCGAGCTGCGGCTGAAAATGGCGGTTGAACCCGTAGGCGTCATAGGCGATCGACTTGACCTCGTAGAGCCCGACCACCTCGGCGATCTTGGCGGCCACGAAATCAAACCCGATTACCTTGCCGGGAGTCGTCTGAAGCCAGCCTTGCTCGGCCCAAGTCAGATACGGCGCCTTATCTCGCAGCTCTCGCTCGGCCAGGGTATCGGCCGGCGTCCAGCACTCGATCCACGCGTCGAATGTCGGCCGGCCCTGCGCATCGGCGCCGGTGGGAACGACAAAAGCCAGCGCCGTCAAATCCTGCGTCGCCGACAGGTCTAACCCGATGAAGACTTCGCTCCCGGTATGCTCTTCCGGCTCGAAATCGTCGAGCACCGACTCCAATGTCGGCCGCGCCATCCAGGCTTCCTCCGATTCCGTCCATTGGCAGAGGAAAAGCCGCAGCGCATTGTTGAGTTTTCCGGGGATCGCCTTGCCCTGCTTCAGGGCGCGGCGCATCTCCTCGATCGGCATCGTGACATCGAGCAGCGGGTTTGCTTTGACCCACACACTCTCATCGAAGGGATCATCCCCTTCGTCCAGCCCGCAAACAAAGGAGAATTCCGCATCATCAATAACATCGCCGACGAAGTCAGCATTGCTGGCATTCGGGCCGACATCTGTTGTTCCAGCGGCTACCTGTACAGCGCGTACATGCTCATTCCAACACACCGAATTCCTATCGGAGCCGGAATTTGTAATCATCAGCAGAAGCGGCTGTCGTCTCGACTTGAACCCGAGCTCAAGCATTCCGACGATTTCGCCGTCTTTGTGCTCGTGCACCTCGTCGCATATTGCACAACTCGGCATCGGGCCGGAGAATTTGCCTTCATCCGTCGACACTGGGCGAAAATACGAGCCGGTCGTCAGATCGGCGAGGTTCCACACCGGGTTACCGCCCGAGGGCGTCAGCCGCCGCGTCAAGCCCGGCGATTGCCGCCACATCCGGACAGCAAAGTCGAATACCACCCGCGCCTGCGCCTTCTGCGATGCGGCAGAATAAACCTGCCCCTGCGCCTCGCCGTCTGCTACCAGGCAATACAGCCCAACCCCGGCCGCCAGGGCAGACTTGCCCGACCCCTTACTGGTCTCGACAAAGGCTCTACGAAAGCGCCGCGTCCCGTTGGCCTTTTTCCACCCGAAAATCGCCCCTAAGATAAACTTCTGCGAAGGCTCAAGGTTGAACGGCTCGCCATCGAAACTCTGCGAGAGCCTGAGCACTTCCGGGAAGAACTTAATGACCCGAAGCGCCGCTTCGAGATCCCAGATCAGCCCGCGCTTTGGCCCTTCTTTCAGATCAAGCAGATGGCGACGGGCGGCGTTTCTGATATGCGGGCCGGCGATGATCTTTCCGGCTACAACATCCTTGGCCCAAGACGTTACTGGATCAGCTGGCTTTGAAATACTTTTCTGCTTTGTCTTCATCCTTAACGCCTTCGGCCCTGACCCGGCTGCGAGAACTCGGCGTAAGGCCGAACTCGACCGCATACCGCATCATGTCGGCCATCGCCCTATTTGCAGCCCCGACCATCGGGTTCTGAATGACATTCCCATGCGTCGTAATAACCAGCAGGCCGTGAAAAATC